CTTGGGCTAATAAATTACCCTTGCCTTCTTCCTCCCCAACATTCAATAAACCCACTGTCGGGGTATCGATGTTTAATATATGCTTTGCATATAAATTACCTAAAATGGCAAATTGGTTCAGTTGTTTGCAGCTGGCGAAACACCAAACGCCTCTATGGTTGGTTCTTATCGAAATCTAATAAACGACTTCGGGCTGACACCCGTAGCGCAAGGAAAAGTGCGCCCAATTGGCGAAAAAGAAACCGGAAACCCCTTCGCTTCCAACGGAAAACGCACCGCGTAACTACGTTGAGATAGCGACGGCTTACGCTAAGCGCGCGGCGAACAAAAAAAACAGCGCCACTTTTGGTGTGTGGATACGGTTAGCGGCGCAACGGTTTCTAGATGACTTAGAACGGGCAAAAAAGAAAGACGCACCGTTCTATTTTGACGAGTGGAACGCGCACGATCCGTGCGACTTTATCGAAAAGCTCCCGCACGTCGAGGGCAAGTGGGAAACGCCGACCATCGTACTGCACGAATCGGACGTATTTTTCATCGTCAATCTATTCGGGTTTAGAAAGCAAGACGGCACGCGTAGGTTTACGCAGGCTCTAAAGGCTATCGCGCGGAAAAACGCTAAGAGCACGGTTGCTGGCGCAATCGGGTTGTATTGCCAAGCCTGCGAGGATGAAGAAGGGCCTCAGATCATTACCGGCGCGACGACCGGACAGCAGGCGCGAATTGTTTTTAATGTCGCCAAGCGGATGGTTGAAAAAACGCCAGCGTTGCGCGAAGCGTTCCACATGGAGCCATTCGCAAACGCAATCGCTAGCTATGGGAATGGCGGGACTTTCAAGCCGATCAACGCAAAAGCGTCATCTCAAGACGGTCTAAACCCGTCAATGGTGATTCTTGACGAGATACACGCGCACAAGACACACGATTTACTAAACGTGCTGCGAAGCGCGGCGGGCGCAAGGCGAAACCCGTTGTTTTTGTTTGCCACTACCGAAGGGTACGAAAGCCCCGGCCCGTGGCCTGAGTTAAGACACTTTGCAAAACAAGTGCTGCAGGGTGTTGTCGAGGCCGATCACTTCCTCGCTGTCTACTACGCAGTGGATGATGAGGACGGCGACTTTGACGAAGCATCGTGGATCAAAGCGAATCCACTGATGGAGTGCAACCCGATCCTAATGACGGAGTTGCGCAAAGAGGCGATTGAGGCAAAGTCAATGCCCGGTCGTCACGCTGAATTCAAGATTAAGCGGCTGAACCGGCCAAGCGCGGCGGCTGGTGGGTGGGTGAACGTCCTCAAATGGCAGCAATGCAAGGGCGCGGTAGACCTTAGTTACTTGAAAAACTACCCATGCTGGGGCGGTCTTGACCTAGCCAGTACGATGGATTTAACGTCATTCCGGCTGGTGTGGGACGTTGACGGCGTGATGTACACGCACGGATGGCGATTTGTGCCTGCAAATGCAGTCGCTATGCGCACGGAACGTGGCCTTGTTCCTTATCAGGCGTGGGTAACTTCCGGGCACTTGATACAGGCTGGCGACAGAGTCACCGATTACGACACGGTTGAGCAAAAAATTCTAGAAGTCAAACGTGACTACGACCTGCAGATGATTGGTTACGACACTTGGAACGCTCAACAGCTTGTGCAAAAGTTGGTGGCGGCTGATGTGCCTATGGAGCAATTCATCCAAGGGCCGAAGAGTTATCACCCGGCAATGCAGGCGCTTGAACGGGCATACGAAAGCGGCAAGTTTGCTCACGGCAATGACCCCGTGTTGAACTGGTGTGCTTCCAATATGGTGGCGCGCAAAGATTCAAACCTAAATAGCGCTCCCGACAAAAAACGGGCAGCGGACAAGATTGACGACATGGTAGCCCTGCTAATGGCAGTCGGCGTATCTATCGTCACCGAACCAACTGAAAAAAGCTTCTGGGAAACGACTTGAAAACACACGCACAGGCCGCGCTATCGTGGCTTCCTGACCTGCTGATGCTTGCGGGCGCATGCTCGGTATCAGTAGGCGCGGGAATGATCTACGCGCCCGCTGGCTATGTCGTTGGCGGTCTGTTGTCCCTTGCGGCGGGCGTCGTTTTGGCGCGCGGCGGTAAGTAATGGGATTCCTTGCTAACGCCGTCGCCGAACGAAAATCGACCGTTAGCGTGTACGAGCGTTGGATTGAGTTGCTTAACGGTGGCGTTGCCTCAAAAGCTGGCCCCGCCGTCAATCTGACCACGGCGTTTCGTGTATCGGCTGCACTCGCTTGTATGCGCCACATCGCAACAGGTGTTGCGCAGGTGCCGTTTAAGTTGATGCAGGACTACGAAGAAGGCGGATTGATGCGCAAGCGTATCGCGCGTGACCATCCGCTCTACGAGGTATTGACGGTTAAGCCGAATGCTTGGCAAACGTCCTACGAATTCCGAGAAACGCTCGCGCTGCATGCTTGCATGGGCAACGCCTATGTATTCAAAAACATGTATCGCGGGACTGTTGCAGAGCTAATTATTCTTGATCCTTCGTGCGTTCGTGCAGAGCAAAAGGCCGATTGGAGTATTACCTACAAAGTCAGAGGCAAAGACGCAACCGAGCGCGAGATTCCACCGGATTTAATCTGGCATGTTCGCGGGCTGTCGTGGGACGGATTTTTAGGACTCGACACGTTGTCAATGGCGCGCGAAGCGCTCGGACTGTCGGTCGCGCTTGAAGAAAGTCACGCTGGATTGCACGCAAACGGCGTTCGCCCGTCCGGCATTTACTCGGTGGATGGAACGTTAGACAAACAGCAGCACAGTGCATTAGTCGAATGGCTGAAAACGCAAGCGGGCGCAAGCAAATCTAACGCGCCAATGGTTCTGGATCGCAACGCAAAATGGCTCTCAACGTCAATGACTGGCGTTGATGCGCAGCACAAAGAGACCCGCGATCACCAGATAGAGGAAACATGCCGTTTTTTTGGCGTAATACCGTTGGTGATTGGATACAGCGGCGATAAATCAAGCACCTACGCCAGCGCGGAAGCTATGTTTACCGCTGACCGCGCGCAGACAAAAGACCCGTGGTACACCCGGATTCAAGAATCTGCTGACGCAAACCTATTGACGCCGGAAGACCGTAGAAACGGGTTTTATTGGAAGTTCAACGCGAACGGATTGATGCGCGCACAAGCAAAAGACCGTTCTGAGTATTTTGCTAAAGCGCTCGGCTCGGGTGGTTCACCCGCGTGGATGACACAAGACGAAATCCGTGCGATTGAAGACCTTGACCCTATGGGCGGCGAGTCGGCAAAGCTGCCAGCGCGCGCTTTTAGCGGAAACCAGACGCCAGCGCCATGAAAACTCATCGGAATCAACACGAAAAGCCCGCTTTATGCGGGTTTTTTAATGCCAAAAGGCAGAAAAAATGAATCACCTCAAGACATTATCGAAGTCCGATAACGAGATCGTTGTCGGGAACTACATGGTGCTTTTCGGTGGAAAAGACCTCGTCGGCGAATTCTTCACTAAAAACACCCGTTTTGATAGCGGATACACCGATTTGGGCGTTTTGTACGTCGATTTTGAGCACGGCTTAGACCCCGATTCAACTGGAATGGACGAGTCTCAGGTGCTCGGTTTCGTTGATTGGAAAACCGCAAAAACCGACGACACGGGTATTTTTGTTGAACGCATCCTGAACCGCCGCGCAAAGTACGTCGATTACCTCGCGCAAATGATTGATGCGGGCATTGTTGGCAACTCAAGCGAGGCCATACGCGGCAAAACCATGCGCCAGCGTAGCGGCGAAATCACACAATGGCCGCTGAAGCGCGACACGTTGACCGTAACGCCGATGGAGCCGCGCATGGTCACTCAAAACGTTCTGACCGCTGCCAAATCATTGACCGAATTTTTCCCCGCAAGCCGAACGCTTGCTGCGCTCACGGGCGCGCCACTTCCTGACGAAGTGAAAACCATTGAAGCAATAAAAACTGTGCGCGATGCTGAATCCTTCCTACGGGACG